TATACGCAAGTAATTTAGCGTATTTTACAGTAACCGGAGTAATTTCTGGTCGCTCCCAGCGAGTGTTTTTCTAGACAATCATGTATGTAGAGTTGAGTTCTTTGCCTCTAACTAGTTTATTAGTGTAGAATGTGCAAGCACGAATTCACCTCCTGCTTGTATGTTTTCCACGAAACTAGATTTTTGGCAAATTAGCCTCCATCATGTTTCGTCAGCCCTTGAGTAACGGGTGCAAATGGTATAACCCTGGCATGTTGCTCACCCCAAACCCGACCGAAATTGTCATTAAACTAATGTCGACCGAAATGTCATTAAACTAATCTAACTATCTTTTGTTCTTTATAAGATTTTAGATGTGCATCTCACCTTGTAGATGCTTTTAGCCGGTTTTAAGAACTGGCAACCCAGCCCCCTATTCCGACTCTTTAAGAGATTAATTTTAGATTTGGAATGTTTTTGCAGCAGTTTAGCTCATGCTGACTGTTTGCCCCATACTTTTATTAGCGTGGAGTAATTTATTTAAATCACTTGTGAACGATTTTGAGGAATCACTGTCTAGAAGATGTCACAAAGCGACTTAGTCGTAGTTTTGCTCTTTACTTATGATATATTACCGATAAATTTGAAGCATTTAAAAGTCCCACATCAGATGGGATGGTTTCGATATTGACCTCTATCACTTTTACGAGTATGAAGTGATCGAATTTCATGTCATACACTGATAAAACGCATATCTGGCGAATTGCGGGTGTTAGTGAAGTTTGTATATGGGGCCTCGTACCCCCAGGCGACGAGCCGAATACGAGTATATAGGTTGGTTAATTTATTAGCCCATATCTGCGTGACCTGAGTAACAACCCATGCGGGAAAAGTTACAAATTGCCACATCGACGTAGATCTCCGCCTATTGGTCAATAAGCGGAGAAAGTATTTATTTGACTACTAACAATTATCAACAACTTTTTGTAGGATGTGAGAATTTATCAGCTCCCATCTGTGAAATTTTTGATAGTACTTTTCTTGATAACACTCAAGAAACACTTTTTGGACCCCGCCTTTGTGGTCCTCGTTTATGTAGCGATGCGTATGATCCTAAGGAATATGCGCGTAGCAAGTACCGGCGTCGTATGATTGCCGAAGAACGGAAGCGCTTAACCAAGCGCAACAAAGAACTTAAATCAGGCCGTAAATCGTTGCCTAAGAATCGTAAGGAGTTGCTTAAGCAGCCTCATTTATATTCGGATTCTTTCCCTGGACTGTCAGCTTTGGCAGCAAATGGGTGCACGAGTATGGCCAAAACATGGATGCAGTGCGTCGAACAAGCCCAAGATAAGGGCTACGAGGATATTATATCCGTCGTTGAGCAAATCTTGCTCTTGTACTTCGCACTTAAGGATGCTAAAGATGCCCGACACTTTGCGTCAATAGTTATGCTTTATCTTTCTTCTAAAGTGGAGAGAGGTTTATGTAATGCTATATTGCGACTTGTCTTTTCTTCTGAAACGGAAGAGGGCATTGGGAGTAGTTCTTTCTTTCAATTTGATGCACCTCGCATCGAAGAAATGTACTCTGACTTTGCAAGTCAAAAGGATTTCGAGAAATTTTCCGAATCTCTTTCCAATGCGTCCACCAAGTATTCTGATTTCCGTAAATCTGCGATTTTTGATAAAGTCACAGATTTAATGTCTATTTTGTTAGCCGTAGGATTGATTAATGATAACAAAACACTTCCCGTCACCGTGAGGGGAATTGAATTATATCGTTTTCATGCTGCTAAAGGCCGAAAGAATTATGGTGATTTAGTTGAGTCTCTTCTAGATACCGCAAAGTTTCTGGTCGAGCGTGGACACAAATGTTTCACTGAATCATCCTGGTACCCTCTCATGTACTCTGAAGACAAGGGACTTGCTTTTGAAAAAGAGTATTGTCTTTTGATTGGAAATTTCGAGTTTGTTCGTTTAGGCCAATATATCGAATCTCCGTTTTTGGATCATGCAGAGTTTGACCTTCGGTTGACTAACGCGATCACTGTATGTGAAGGATTACTGAATGCTTGTCCGAAAGGTGAACGAGCTTTTATCACAAAACGTCTTGAAAATCTTAATAAGATTCGCGCTACTGATAAGCTCATTAATCATGGTGGAGGTCTTCGACCTGCCCCTTTTACCTTTTTGATTCATGGTACATCCTCTATCGCCAAAAGTTCTATTGTCAATAATCTAATGACGTATTGTCTGCAGAGAATGGCTTTGGAAGAAGGCAAGGAGGATTATGTTGTCGATCCAGATGCTATTTGTACTTTGAACGAAATGGATAAGTACCATTCTGATTACAAATCCTTTACACAAGCTGTTTTATTGGATGATTTAGCGAATGCAAAGAGAGAGACTGTGGATGTAAATCCAACTGTCAATATCATTAATTTCGTTAATAACATTAAGCGTACCGCGATTATGGCAGAAGCCAATTTGAAAGGTATGATCCAGTTGAACCCTCGACTTGTATGTGCTACTACCAATGTATGGGAGAAGTGGGCTCGTGAGTATTCTAATGAACCACTTTCTGCCCTACGGAGGTTTCAGTATCACATTCGTGCTCGTGTGAAATCAGATTTCCGTAAGTCCGGCACCGTAATGGTTGACGGCAAAAAGCTTGCTGAGGCTACCAACGCTGAAAATTTCTGCCCTGATGCATGGGAATTTGATGTTTATGAGTATATTGGAGTTGATGAAGGTAAAGATACCTGTCAAAAACCAGTTGCTGAACTCGTCTATTTTCCTAATGTTGCTGGAAGAGCGCAAGAAGCTTACCAATTGAACTTTGGAGAGCTGATGCAATTATTAGCGCATGGTATTCATGAACATCGGAAGATACAATATTCCGTTGTGGAGACGTCGCAGAAGACTTTCGCACAAAAATTGTGTCCACATGGATCATTTCCAACGTGGTGCAAAGAGTGTGGTGGTTCTAACTTCTATTCCACTGAACATATGCCTAAGGATCGCCAACACCAGGTGGTCCCGATGGATGACGAGGAGGAACTTTTCTATAAAGAGAAGGCACGGCTACAAAAGGAGTATGAGAAAAAGGATATTGTTTCTCGTGCTCGCCAAGAATTCGCCGACGAACATCCTGACTGGTTGCCTGCTGAGGCACCAGCTCGCAAGATATTTCCGAAGCGAAAAGGTCGTAATGGTCGCCGTCGTGTACGACTATCCATGCCTAGCAAGCGATTACATTCTGATGCCGGGTCTAGGTGGACGAACTATGATCTGCCTAGAGATCACCCATATCATCCCCGGCAAGCGCCTTTCATGGAATATGAATGGATACCGCCTTATGTCAAGTTCGCATACAAAATGTGGCTAAATTCGACTATAGGAATTGTTAAGTTATCCATTCGGGAGTTTCGTGAATGGTACCGAGATAATGTCCATTATGTTGACGCAGCATTTATGGCTTGTGGAAGCATACCTCCTGGCTTTTATAGAGCTGAAACTTGGATGGAGAATCAAACTCCAAAACAGTTGAAAGCTGTATTGATTACCTGGAGGTCCGCATTCAAAACTGCTGGTTCGCTCGCACATGCTGAGTACCAAATGCGTAAGGCAATGATGTCAGAACGTATTGGCGAAGCTAGAGAAGAGCTCCACCGATGGCGCAAAAGTCCTTGGAATGATTATACGTCATATATTCCGAAAAGACTTTTTGAGTCAGCAAAGGTGCAGTGGTTGATCACATGGACACGTTCACGCGAATTTGTCAGACAGTATACCGATTTCTCTCGGATATATGCGACTTGTGTTTTAGGATTAGGGTATTTTGATCCAGCTGTTCTCGTCCCAGGTTTAGCTTCCTATATAGTGGGGAGTGTTATTATCTTGCGAGCGAGGAAAGATTGGTTGATTGCGAAAATTTCTGAAAGTCGAGACCTCATGCCAAACTTGGTTAAGAGGATCCGTGATCACGAAATATCAACAGGAAAACTTCTGTTTGTGTGTTTCGCAGCTGTTCTAGCATTGTACGCATTGTATCTCATGATTCGTAAGCTTCGAGGTACCCTGAAAGCAGATGGGAACGGTATGTCCGTGACGGCTGAGGAAAATAACGTATGGTTAGCGCCTACATTAGAACCTCTCCCTGACGGTGTTGACGTCCATCATAGTGCTGAGGGGTTAACTCCTGCTATTCATAAGAATTTGGCCAATGTGTGTATTGGTGGCAAGGTTTCTAATGGTCTCTTCATTGATTCCAATTTACTTTTGCTACCGCACCATGTAATGCCTACTTGTGAAGTTAGCTTGCAGATTACGATGTCTAATCCCGAGTTCATGTGTGGTAAAAATTTTGAGTGCATGATTAGTCCAACTGATTGCTGTCGTCTGCATTCTGAATCAGATCTTATGGCTGTTTATGTTGCTCGTTCTGGGGACATGAAGAATTTAACTAAATTCTTCCCCGATGAGTTAACGAAGCGAGAGATTAGCACTCGGATGTTGTGGAAGTCAGCGGATGGTGAGCGTCATCAAACACTAACGAAGTTTAATTCTTTTGGTAAAGTTAAATCTGACCATGCGAGTTTTACTAATGGCGCTTATTACCGAATGTCAAATCCGTCTTTCGCTGGCCTCTGTTGTGCCACACACTTGTATGAAAGTTCTACAAAGTGTTATATAGCTGGTTTTCATTTGGCTGGAACTCGTAAGGCTGATGGACTTAATGCTGCTGAGATGATTACGAAGGATATGATTAGTAAGGTAAGAGATCAACTTGAGTCACGAACCTCTATCATTTTCACTTCTAGCTCGGCAAAAATGTGCACTGATGCCTATGGAATATCTTACGTTCCAGAACCAGAGATCCCGAAGCGAAGTCCCACACGCTATCAGGAGAGCGGTCAACTCGCTCATTTTGGTTCTTTGCCACAATTTCGCGTACGACCCAAGTCTAGTGTTATCACTTCACCGATTTCTCATCTAGTAGAGAAGCATTGCGGTGTTCCCCAACAATGGGGTCCTCCTGCTAATTGTCGGAAAGATGAAACTAAAGTGAGAGATTGGGAGCCATATCAGAAGTACATAGCTGGTGCTGCTAATGCTTTTCAAGAATTTCCCGAACATCTGTTAAGCCGAGCTGTCGATGACTATATTGGTCAAATTGATAGAATGTGCGATACTCAGTTTGGAAAGGGGATCTTGTCTAATGTTCGAGTTCTCTCAGAAGTGGAAACTGTATCGGGCGTTGATGGTTTGAAGTTTGTTGATGCGATGAAGACTGGTACTTCTATGGGATTTCCTATTAATAAGTCCAAGGAAAATTTCATTATAACTTTGGATCCTGAAGATTTTGAACAGGAATGTCCGCGCACTCTTGATGCTGAGACTTTATCTTTGGCCGAAGAAGCTCGAGAACGTTACAAGCGTCGTGAGCGTCACTACCCTGTCTTCAAAGCTTGCACTAAGGATGAACCCACCAAGTTATCCAAGCTGAAAGTTCGTGTTTTTCAAGCTGCGCCTGCGGCTTTGCAATACAATATTCGGAAATACTTCCTAACGATTTGTTATTTTATGTCGAGTGCACCTCTAACCACTGAGTGTGCTGTAGGAATTAACTCTCAAGGTCCTGCGTGGACTGAGTTGAATGAACATATTTGCAAGTTCGGTGAAGATCGAATGGTCGCCGGTGATTTTAAAGCTTATGACCAGCATATGTCAGCAAGAATGGTCTTGTGTGCTTTTAAAGTCTTCGAGCACATTGCCCGTAAAGCGGGCTTCAGTGCTGAGGACCTTCTTATCATGCGAGGCATTGCTTCTGACGTTGCTTATCCCGTCGTGAACTTAAACGGGGAGCTTATACAGCTTTTTGGGTCTAACCCTAGTGGCCAGAACTTGACTGTGTATGTCAATAGCGTTGTAAATTCTATTTATCAGAGGTGCGTTTTCTTTGCGCTGTACCCCGACTACAAGGGGTTCTTTGATAATGCAGTCGCTTTGATTACTTATGGTGATGATAATAAGATGGGAGTGTCGAAAGACTACCCAAAATATAACCACACCAACATGCAGAAAGTATATGCCCATTATGGCATTGAATACACCATGGCTGATAAGGAAGCTGAATCTGTACCCTACGTTACCAATAGTGGGTCAGATTTTATTAAGCGCGATCCAGTTTTTGTCGAGAAATATTCTTATACCGACTTCACTGGTGAAGAGCATAATGGCATGTATTGGGCCTGTCTAGACGAGATGTCTATTTTTAAGTCCTTACACTGCAACTTGGCTTCACAAGCTGAGACTCCTATCGCAGTTGCCGCTCAGTGCTTAGATCAGGCAATGTCTGAGTTTTTCTTTCACGGTCCTGAGGTTTTCAAGAAACGCCACGATCAGCTAAAACGTGTAGTAATAGAGGCGGGTCTCTCGGATGTAATTTCCCCGAGATTTTTCGAGGACTTTGATACACGAGAAGCTTTATGGATGCAGAAATATGACATCTCCATTAAGTAGCTTATGGCATCGTGCTGAAATCACGGTAAACTTACTCCGTTTTGGGAAGAACGTTAAGCTTTTTGATCTTGGACCGATGTTAAAGGTATCCCGTCCCGGAAAGACGTTAAACTTGCTAAGTCAGTTGTCCTCTGATTAGTGCCCACGGGCAATAGGACTTGTATATAAAAGTGATTATAGCACAGAGTTGATTATTTTTCGTTTTGTTCCACTCTGTAGTACCCTATGTATATAAATAATAAAACCTACGTGTAGTATACCGTATGACTTGAAAGTATTTGCACGTTAAACGTAGTATAAGTCAAGAAATGTATATATAATGATACTGATGATGGACAGTTAAAACCATCACTTTTACATATTTTCTTTTCCGATTCGGCTGAAACTGGTGACCAACCTGTTACTGCCAACGCGGAAACAGAACAAGTTTTAACCCAGATTGGAGGAGATGCCCCACAAGAAAATGAGGGCATGTCTTCCACTCAGCAACCAGTTGATGTTGAAATTGTGGAGGATACTGTCGCTATAGAGCAATATCTTAAGCGACCAATTCGTATAGACCAAACAACATGGGATACCGGGGATTTTCTCCGTAAAACCATTGACCCTTGGAGTCTTTATATGGCTGATCCTGCAATTCGACGTAAGATAGATAATTATGCCTTCTTTAGAGGAACCATGAAAGTGAAGATCACAGTCAATGGAAATGCTTTTTACTATGGGCGTGGCTTAGTCTCGTACAACCCTTATGGGTTTGATAATCGAGAAGTCGAGCGCGCACCTGGTAACGCTCCAACTGTTGATAATGTCAGGTTTTCTCAGAGACCATATATTATGATCAATCCAACAGAATCATCTGGAGGAGAATTGACGTTGCCTTTTGTTTTTCCGCTGAGTATGTGTCAAAGGACTAATACCTCGAATAGGGACTGGTCCCAATCATCTCTCGGCAGATTAATTTACTCGTCTTTCAATCCTCTTCGACATTCTAATGGTATTACCTCGAGCATTACGATAACAACGTTCGCTTGGTTCGAAGATATCACATTGGCAGGTCCAACTCAGATACCTCTCCCTAGTACAGACCCCCTCTACTCAGATGCGGGTGATGAATATGGACAAGGTATTATTTCTCGGCCTGCCTCAGCTTTAGCAAGAGCTGCTGGCTCACTGACAAACATTCCTATGTTTAAGCCATATGCGATGGCAACCCAAATCGGTGCGGACACCGTGGGTAAAGTCGCTAGTCTTTTTGGCTATAGTAGACCTGTAAATCTAAACCCGATTAACAAGTTTGCGCCAGCATATTTAGGAAATATTGCTAATACCACCGTCGAGGATGCAACTGATAAGTTGACCTACGACCCCAAGCAAGAATTGTCTCTGGATCCATCGCTCTTAGGTGTCAATACAATGCAAGATGAACTTACAGTTAATAATATCGCCTCTCATGAGTCTTATTTTACTCGTTTTGAGTGGAAAACGGACGATGCGGTCGATCAGTTACTGTTCTCTACTAGGGTGACTCCTGTGATGTTCAGTCGAAGTAGCCTAACACAGGATACTGCTACAGAATATCACCTCACTCCTCTTGCCCTCGCAACTCTACCATTCGAGTTTTGGAGAGGTAGTTTAATCTATCGCTTTCAACTAGCTGTTTCTAATTTCCATAAAGGTCGTTTACGTTTAGTTTATGATCCTGTTGGGAGTTCTAGTCTCGGCGGTGCAGCACCAGATTTTTCTACAGTATATACTCGTATCCTTGATGTTACCGAGTCCAAGGAATTTGAGTTAAGAGTTGGGTATAATCAGCCAGTGGCCTTTCGTGAAGTCGATACAGATATTGCAACAACTGCAGATCTTCCTTTTTCACCTTTGGCAGATATCACTGATTTTACAGCGACGCCAGTTACGTCAAAAATACACAACGATAATGGTGTTTTGTCAATCTATGTACTTAATGAGTTGACAACTCCAAATACTGCGGATGTGAACTCACCGCAAGTTAATGTTTTTGTGCGCGCTGGCCCCGACTTTGAGGTTGCCGGACCTAGTGGTTCTGTTCTTGATAACTTCACAACTTTCGAACCTCCAGAGGTACTCCCCCAGATGTTTTCAGATGCGAGTGAGCTTATACCAATCAAGAAGACTATAGATCCTATCGGGAAATTGATGACGGACGAACATGTCAATCTCAATTATTTCGGTGAGGTATTCATGAGTTTTCGAGATATGTTAAAGCGTTATGAACTATCCACTATACATTTGAATCCACCAGTACCAGAGAATGCTGAAGTACTGCAATGGACTGTGACATCACCCAACTTCCCAATGTATCGAGGACCTGATCCGAATGGGCCAGACCAAAAAGGTTCCGCCCCTTGGACAGTTTCTAAAAATACTTTGATGAATTGGTTGACTCCGGCCTTTGTATGTCGACGAGGAGGAATTCGTTGGAAATTTAATCTAGAGAGCCATTCTTCGGATCGCTCTATGGCTGAAATGTATGTCTTTCGCAGATCTGGTAATCCCTCACTTCAGAATACCCTTACGGATCTTCAAGTTTTGGGAATCGATAACAAGATAAGAGCTATGGACTTTCATTCGACAATGTTCCCAGGTGGAGCTTTGACGAATACAGCTGTAAAGCCTACTCTCGAGGTAGAATTTCCGTACTATGCAAACAAGAAATTTAATGCCGCTAGTGAGACCACGGAGATTGGTCTATACGGACAGAAACATAATATTGTAGTGTTTGGTAGGAACCCCTCAGTTACTCCATCTGAGGATGTTGGAGCGTATATTAAGGCGTATTGCGCAGCAGGAGAGGACTTTAACCTGTCTTGGTTTATGAACGCACCTGTATTATATCTCAATCCCGATTACCCCTAAAAGAGAGGGGTCGCCTGTAGATGAGGCTGCGAATATCTCTACTTGTACACTCCCTCCCCTTTAAGGGGAGGGCGCCTGTGGGTGAGGCTGCGAATATCTCCACTTGTATATATACCCCCTTTATGGGGGCGCCTGTAGATGAGGCTGCGAATATCTCTACT